TTTATGAAAAAAGTAATTTTCTTTTTTGGATTTTTCAATTAAGCCATTCCAGTAGACATAGTAAAAACAAGCTCTTTCTATTTCGTTTTCTATTTCCCATATTTCTGGAACGCAATGACAAACAAATTTTGCATATGGATCATATTTGATTCTTTCGTTTGTAAAAAAACGCACATCCTCAATATGAGAACTTATTACATTTAATGGATTTCTTACAACATGTATGATCTTTGTGTTTTTTAAAATTTCATCATCTAAAAAAGGAACAGACATATAGCTCGATTCTGCTTGTATGTTGCTTAAATCTATCCAATCTTCAATTGGTTCATCGTCTTTTAAAAGATCGTGTTTTGAACAATAGCTTGTATCTAATTCTTTTTCGCCATTTAAAATGCTTTTGGCAACTTCTAATCCTTCATTTCCAAAAACGCCTTCGTGAAGACAGTTTATACCTAGACTCGTTAATAATCGAGCCATATAAACAGTTCCACATCTACCAGTACCTGCAACTAAATAGTCTAATTTTATCATGATTTTACAATTAGCTTTTCCAATTTTGACATTGCCGACGCTATAGATTGGTCCATGTCCAAGTATTTGTATTCGCCAAGACGACCACCAAACGTAACGTTGTTTAAGTCTTTTTTAAGTTCAAAATATTTAGCATACAACATTGAGTTTCGTTCGTCCCGAATGGGGTAATATGGCTCAGGATGATCTTTAAATTGTATTGGAATATCATAGCTCACAATTGTAGTTTCATCTCCAATTTCCAAATCATGTTTCGGACCAGATTTGTAAAAATGCTTGTGTTCAACCGTTCTAATATAAGGAACATTTAAATCGACGTGATTAAAAACAGCATTTCCTTGAAAGTTCCCTTGGAATTTTTTATGTTCAAACTTTAGCGTGTTATATTCAAGTTCCCCATATTGATAATCAAAGAACTTATCAACTGGTCCAGTATAGATAAGGTGTTTTGCATAAGATTGCCATTTGTCTTTTATGTCAAAAAAATCTTTTCCAAGTTCAACAGAAATGCCATTTAACATGTTTTTAACAAGATTTGTGTATCCTTCTTTTGGAATGCCTTGATGCTTTGTCGTAAAGTAATTTTCTTCGTAGTTTAATCTGATAGGAAGTCTTTGTATGATTGAGCTTGGAAGCTCTTTAGGCTCTTTGAAGTATTGTTTCTTTGTATAGCCATAAATGAACATTTCGTAAAGCTCACGTCCAATTTTGTCTAAAGCCCATTCTTCAAAGTTTCTTGGGTTATCATGTTTAACACGAACTGATTGAATTTTTTTATATGCCTCTTCTGGTGTTATAACTCCCCAAAGCTGATGAAGAGTCATCATGTTAATTGGGAAAGAATAAACTTTATTTCCAGATAAAACTTTTGGCTTGTTTGTAAATGGAATGATTTCAGAAAATTGACAGAGGAAATTCCAAACTTCGTTGCTGTGCGTGTGAAGAATGTGTGCTCCATATTGAGACACCATGATTCCTGATTCGTCTTTTTTGTCATGTGCAGCACCAGCAATATGAGGTAGACGATCCATTACAAGACAAGTTTTGCCTGCATCTGTAGCCTTTCTTGCAAAAGTGCTGCCAAAAAAACCCGATCCAATTATGAGGAAATCGTATTTGTTCATAAGGTACTCAGATAATGTGCCAGATGTGCATCGCAGTAATCTTTTTGTGATGACCAGCCATATTCATAGATATCCCTATTGCCTAAAAAGTTTGTTACCCAATAGTCGATATTGTTTTCCATTCTGTATCCCCAAGCAATAGCCGTAGGCTTGCGTGCAGCGGCTCCCCATAAGCCAGCCCAGCTATCACAAGATAGGACGACATCGGCTTCGTATAGCGTAAATGCTATCGATTCAAGCATGGACCATGATCCGCACTTGTTTACTATATTTGACATGTGCTTTTTATCGACACACAAATCAATAGGATCGTCTTCTGCTCCAACCATAATTATGGTATAGCCTTTTTTGATTAATGTTTTAAGACATCTATCCCAAACCGGAATGTAATCGTCAAGGTGATTTTTTGGTTTTGTTTTTAGGCTTATTGGTTGAAAAAGAACTGTTTTTCCTTCCATCTTTTCAGGAATGAATTCTTTTAAATCAACCCATTCTAAAATGTTGTTTTTTTCTCTGTATTCAAACGGGTGATGAATTGGAACGCGATATTTTTCGCTTGTATAAAACGATTTTCTGTTGTTGTGATTTACATCTATAACAACTTCGCGAATAAAGTTTGTTCTTTTAAGGATCTCATGAACTATTGGATTCGTTTTTATTTCTAATCCGTTTGCTTTTAAAATTGGCGATGTGTGTACAACGACTTTTTCGCAATCACTATTAGACAAAGCGATATTTAGACGGCACAGATTGAGAGCCGTATCGCCTATTGCACCAGTTTCTGCATAAATGTGTAAATCTGCCATGTTTCTTTTGCTGTTTTAATTTGAAATAAAATAATTTAGAGTTTTTGGAATTACTTGTTGAACGTAATATAAAAAATGTTTAGAATAAAATCGTTACAAATTATTGTAGCATAAAAGGAAATTTTTTCATGCAAAAGCGACGCAAAATAAAGATTGGTACGGATTCCTTGTCCAATAAAAAGCAAGCAGAGTTTATGAATTTTCTTTACTCGCACAAAGACCAGAACGTTGTTGACATGATTGGTGTTTGGAATAAATTTGCAAAAAGCCCAAGCGAATGGGTTTCTCATAAAATTGAATTGATTTAAAAAATCATGATGAATCAATTTGACTTAGAAGACATCAGAGATAAACTAGAAGATGATCTGCAAAAACAGGTTGTGAGCAGTCGCGTTTTGTTAGATAGGTTGCGACTCATTGATGAAGATTCAAGAAAAACAGCAGCGTATTTAGATCCTAATTACGCTGGGTTTTATTATCACTTGGGAAAATACATCAAGCCTCAAAATGTTATAGAGTTTGGTTTTAATTTGGGATTGCTAACAGGTTGTTTGTTTGCTTCTTGTAAAACAGTAAAAACATTTTTGGCTCTCAACAAAACCAAAGAAGATTTTATTGCAAGCAGAATAGGAAGATCAAATATCAAGCTGAGATTTAAAGGTGAATCTATTTATTATTGTGGAAGTTTGTTCGATAGAGATTTCGACAAACATGTTTCAAAAAAATCATGGGATTTAATCATAATTAATGATGAAGCTGGATATGACGAACACTTGCAGTATTTGGATTTTTCTTGGAATTGTCTAGGCGAAAACGGATGTATTGTTTCTGATTATTTAAACAGACACGAACCTGCAAAAAGCGCATTTGTTGCATTTTGCGAAAGCAAAACCAGAAAGCCAGTTTTTTTTAAAACAAGATACGGAACAGGAATTGTGCAAAAATAAGACTATATTATGTAATAAGCGAAAGCAAGGGGGTGTGCCATCGGATTCGAAGTTACATATCACTATCATGAAAGAATAGATGGTGAATACAATAAGGAAGAGATAAAAACTTTCAAAAAGAAAGTTGGCGATCCATTTGACGACGTTCCATATGAAAAATTAGCTTCTTCTATCATGGGACAGTTGGCAAGAAGAGATGTTTGGATCGTAAATGCTGAAGTTTTTGAACTTTCAAAAAAGCCAATTAGCTTTAAGGAAACCAAAGGCGGAATTATTTTGAAGAACAGAAAGTTTTTATTTGACAACAATGAAAACGCTTTTGTTGTTCAAGAAGTAGAGCCAGAGGCGATACAAACGCAAACTGTTCAGAATTATGTGCCAGCCATAGTTCAAAACAACGGAAACCATGTCAATATACAAGGTCAGGCTTACCCGCATGAGCAAAACAGACCTAAAAAGCCAGTTGATTGGGTTGTGTTTTTTCCTGAACCTCAGCAAATCGTTGAGATTAAACAAAAAAATCTTCGATTTACAACGGATAAAAAATACCCAGTATTCGAAAAAAGAAGCACTCCTTCTGGTCTAGGAGAAATATATGTTATGCAGGACGACATGGGTCGCGAACAATTGGTTTCTGACAAATATTTTGTGCCAGGCAATATAAATTTAATTGCAGATAAAGAGCTTGGATTTTCAGAATCTCAAAACAAAAGAGATGGTGGAAACTTGCTTTGGGGAAGTGCCAGTATTGATTCAAACATGCCAGACATTCGAAGAAGATAAGTTTTTTTAAAAAATAACTATTCTTTTAATAATGTCTAATTTTTTTAGGAACGGCAACATGACAACGAAAAGACAAAAAGAACAAAAGAAAAAAGATCGCGAAAGACTCAACAAGACAAAATCTTTGGCGCGTCAAGAGTCTGCTCGGAATGAAAACAAAAAAATGATTGAAGAGCGAACAAGAGAAAAAGAAGCATACGAAATGGCAAATGGAAAACCAAAACCTATTTTTAACGATCCTAAGCAGGAAGCTGAGTTTGATGCAATTCGTGCGCGGATTGTATCTGACAAAATTAAGAAAAATCTTGAGGTTTTACAAGCGTTAGAGGCTGAATATGAAGCCGAACAGAGAGTGCGTAGCGAAGTCAATGAAAAGTTAGAATCCGAAGGACATATGACAATGCGAGAGAAAATGGATGCATTGCATGAAAAGGCGTTGAAAATAACCGATAAGGCAGACGCTTTGGCTGAAGCACATGAAGAGTATGCTTTACAGCAAAAAAATATGGTGTAAATACAATGTTTTAAATACATTTTTTATTTATTGTATGACTGGTCGATATCACTTATAACAATATACGTGAGCAGTAAACATTGTCTAAAAGCAATTAAATTGCTCATGTACATTGCAACTACTTTCACACTACTTCTACAACACTTTACAACACTACTACGGAGGCTACGTTGGCACAATACGAAGGTATAGATATGGCGGAGTTGGAAAAGGAACTCAAGCATATGAATGCTGATTCCAGTTCCACAAACAGTGGCGAAGATGCAAAATTCGTTCGCATGCCTACACAACGCGAAGGCAAAGTGATCATGCGAATTCTGCCTAAGAAAAAAGGTGGAAGCCATTGGTATTGCGCTACACGTTTGCATTATCTCAGCATGGGAAATGGAAACAAGCGAGCGTATCACTGCACTCGGCAACGAATTGATACAGAAAAGGGCATTCGATGGGTTGGCGATTGCTTCATCTGCAAATACTATTCGATGCTCTGGCGGGATTCTGAAAAGCTGTCGGGCGACGAGCAAGTCAAGCTGCAAAATCAAGCTCGCGACATTAAGCCTGTTGAGCGATATTACTTCAATGTAATTGTTCGACAAGAGACAGATCCTAGAACTAATGAAACCAAGCAAAATGTTGGTCCAAAAGTCTATTCTGCGCCTAAAGTGATCTACGAAAAGATTCTTCGGGCAATGAAGGGTGACGACATGGCTGGCGAAGCTCCTCTTGGCGATGTAACAAATCCCAAGACTGGTAGAGACTTTCGCGTTGTCAAGAAGACTGTTAGGGTCGGCAACGGACCTGAATATCCTAACTACGATGCTTCTAAGTTTGAAGAAGTCAGTCCTGTTGGCACAGTCAAAGAATTCGAATCTTGGCTTGATAGCCTTCATGACCTCAATTCTCTTCGAGTTTTGAAGACACAAGAAGAACTCAAGCAAGCCATTCGCGTTCACACTGGCATGGCTTCTGGCGAAGACGAACAGGATGACGATCTTGCTGAATTCCGCACAAGCAGCGGGAAACAAGCGCCTGTGAGCACTGCGTCTGATGTGATTCGCGAAGAACTCGTCGTCACAACAAAGCCAGCAGTAAGTCATTCTTCTTCTTCCTCTTCCTCTTTTCCTGAAGAAGAGCAAATGGCTGATATCGATTTCATGAACGACCTTGAGAACATGTAAATTCTTGCTAAGCCTGCC